ACGTGACTACTAATGGACTAACTGGAAGCCCATTAGAAGCTAATAGCGTTAATGGTATATTGAATTTTGTATCAGGTCAAGGTATTACTTTAAGTCAAGATCCTGGTACCGATACAGTAACATTTACAGTTGATCCGGCGTTTGATTTAACAGGGTCAGTATTTGCAGATAACAGTAGTATTATGGTTGATGCAGTTGATGGTGTATTCTACGGTAACTTATTTGGTAACGTGACTGGCAATGTGACTGGTAATGCAGACACCGCAACTACTGCTACCACAGTCACATTAATTGCTACAGATTCAACAGCAGCCGTCCACTATATTACTTTTGTTGACACTGCAACCGGTAACAAAAATGTTAGAACTGATTCTAGTTTAACATATAATCCGTCTACAAACATTTTAACTGCCGGTACATTCAGTGGAAATGTTACAGGAGCAGTGACTGGAAATATCTTTACTACACTAATTGATAGTGCAGACAGCTCAGCAATTACTGTAACACCTAAGACAATTTTTAGCAGTGATGTGGACATTGAAAACGAATTAATAGTTAACGGCAGCAGAGTTATTAACTTAGCTCAATTAAAGTCTATTGCAGCAGCAAGTGCAGATTTTACCGAATTTAAAACAGCAATAGCAGCATTGGTATAATCGGAGCAATAAATGACACAACAAACAATTAACGTAGGCGCTTCGGCAAATGACAAACAGGGTGATAGCCTACGTGCTGCCTTTACCAAAGTCAATGCAAACTTCACAGAACTGTATGCTACGACATATACTCCAACTACAGCTGGGGATTGGGCAGGAACTGCCCCGACTACTGTAGGAGCAGCATTAGACAGATTGGCAGCAGCAGTTAAGGCATTAAATTCTACTGGTGCATAACGGTAAATATATTAAAGAGAGCGCATAATGACAGTACAAACAATTAATATCGGAAATGTAGTAAACGATGGGCTAGGCGACGACTTACGATCGGCCTTTCAGAAAGTAAATGCTAACTTTAGTGATTTAAGTACTCAATTAACTATTACTGCTACAAACGTTGGCTTAACAGGTGTAGGAGTTTTTAAACAAAAAACTGGTGCAGATTTAGAATTTAAAAACCTTGTTGCTGGTCGTAACATTGCAATTGACGATAATACAAATACTCTAGAAGTTAGATCCACTGCCCCTGATGCATTTACAAGATTTGACACAGACAGCGGTAGTATGTTGGCCAGCACATTTGGTCAGATTACTGTTGCAGGAGCGCCTGCTCTAGGCACTAGAAGAGCTGATATTGAAGTTACTGCATTTGGTTCAACATTATCTATCAGGAATATTATTCCAGTAACTGATATTTTAGAAACTTTTGATTTTGGACCGCTTAATGGTGAGTTTACTAACGCTATTCAAATGACCCTAGCTGCATCAAATGTAGACTTTGGAACTATTACTCTGCCTTCTCGATACGGATTAGACTGCGGAACATTGGCTTAAGGATTTCCAGTAATGATAACTTGGATTACTCCAGCAGGTAGTTTAGGAATAATCACCGAACGAGTGATTATAGATATTCCTCTCACAGCAACTACCGATCAACTTGCAGTTACATATACACTTATTGCAGGAGCACTTCCTCGAGGATTGCGATTAACCAACGGACGGGTTACTGGTAGCCCTGTGGAAGTACGAAAATTTACAGAAAGTAGATTTGTTGTTCGAGCTAATGACGGCGTTGACATTGAGGACCGAACATTTGGATTATCAGTAGACGGTGAAGATATACCTTCCTGGGTTACTAGAGAAGGATTTTTAAATGTAGGTGCAGGCGAATCTTACTTTGTTCTTGACAATGCTCGAGTTGATTTTCAATTATCAGCAACTGATACTGACTTAACCGCTGGCGATGTGTTAGAATATTTTCTAGTACCAATGGGCGGCGAACTACCTCCCGGATTAACATTATCAAGAGACGGTGTCATTTCTGGATTTACTGATCCTATATTTGCTCTGGAATACAACGATATTACCTCAGGCGGGTATGATACTACTCCGTTGGATTATATTCCGTTAGACTATATTGAAGCTCGATCAAATGGTTTTGATGATTACTTCTATGACAATGTTACCTACGATTATAGCGAACCTAGTCAAATTCCTAGAAGATTAAGCAGAGCATATAATTTTGTAGTTGCGGTAAGTGACGGTGCTAATAGTGTTAATAGATTATTTAAAATTTATGTTGTTACTGAAGAATTTTTACAGGCCGATAACAGCATTGTACAGGTAGATACAAATCTATTCCAAGCAGATAACACCGGTGACAGAAAACCGTTGTGGATTACTGGCAGTGTTCTTGGCAGATTTAGAGCTAACAATTACGTAACAATATTCTTAGATGTATATGATCCGCCTACACTAAGCGGTTCTATTACATATTTCCTGCTGTCGGCTAATCCGGATAACAGTGTTAGTGAAATTCCTCCCGGAATGGAATTAGATAGCATCACTGGAGAAATTGTTGGACTAGTACCTTACCAGGCCGCAGTAACAAAGACTTATACATTTACAATGCTTGCTGTAAATTATCCAGCGACATTGAATAATTTAACCTACACTCTAGTGGGCGATTGGGCTAGTTCAACTAATTATGCAGCCAATCAAGCTGTACGATATTTAGGATTTATTTGGATATGTTCTCAAGACAATAGAAACCAAACGCCAATTGATGGGTCTATTTACTGGTTTAGAGGTGTTGAGTCTGCAGAAAAAACCTTCACTGTTGATATCATAGGTGAAATTGAAAGTGCAGTTAACTGGATTTCTACTAGCAATCTTGGAGTTATTAAACCAAATCAACCAAGTAAATTATTTGTAGAGGCCAAAAGTTTGTTGTACGGTGGGCGAGTTTCCTATGAGCTTGTTAGCGGAATATTGCCTCCGGGTTTAACTTTTTTGCCGACTGGTATTATCCAAGGAAAAGTTAAACAATTTGCAGATACTGCAGGTATTGGACTAACTAGATTCGTTGACTCTGATAATGGCGTGCTATCTTATAACACTACCTTCGACGAGGCAACTACTACAGTTGATAAGAAATTTACATTTGTTGTTAAGGCAAGAGATTCGGCCAATTTTGCAGAAGTATTAAGAACATTCTCTGTTACAGTAATTGCAGACAACGCAAAGACCTTTGCTAACCTATATGTAAAAGCATTCCAATCTAAAAGTAAACGATTAGAATGGTACAACTTTATTACAAACTCTACTATTTTTACTCCTAACGATATCTATCGATATGGTGATCAAAACTTTGGCATACAGACTGACATTAAAATGTTGGTATATGCTGGTATCGAAAGTACACAAGCTGCAAAGTATATACAGGCAATGAGTCGTAATCACTACCGTAAACAGATATTGTTTGGTAATGTAAGGATTGCCAAAGCAAAGGATGCTGATACTCAAGAAACCATCTACGAAGTAATCTACGTTGAGATTATTGATGATCTTGAAAAGAACGGAAAAAGCATTAGTAGAGTTGTAGAGCTTTCTGATAGAATTAACAGTCCGGTATTGATTAGCTATGATTCTATCAAGGTCGATAGCGATATACCGTTTGTTAGTGATAGCGATCACCAACGTATATTTCCAAACAGTATAAGAAATATGCGAAAACAGATTACAGCAGTCGGCGAAAAGGATAGAGAGTTTTTGCCGCAATGGATGCGTAGTATTCAAGATGCTGCTTCATACGAGCTAGGGTATACTAAAGCCCTTCCATTGTGTTATGCACTACCAGGAAAAGCTGAAACTATTGTAGCAAGAATTAAAGCAAACGGATTCGATTTTAAATCTATCAACTTCACAGCAGATAGATATATAATAGATATTATTGACGGGGAAATAGAGGATAAATACCTTGCGTTTCCACAACGCGGAGAAAAATTACCATGACAATTTCAACTAGCAGCAGTATAAATTATTTAAGTATAAACGAAAACTTTCCTGTTGCAGGACAAGATAATGATACACAAGTATTCAGAGACAACTTTGATACTATAAAAACTAGCCTTAGTGCTGCACAAATAGAAGTTGATGAGCTTCTAGGGGCAGTAGCAAGACTTGATCGAGTAGATAACGATTTTGGTATTAATAAAATATCAAATGTTGTTTTATCAAATGCTAGAACACAAACTAATGATGCTAGAATATCGCCATTAGTTGCACCGTTGACTATTGATGCACTAAGTGGCGGCTATCAGGTGTATACTGTTGGATCAAATATTACTGTAGATTTTTTAAATTTTGCAGGTGATCCTAGAAATGTTCCTGTAGAAACCAACGCTCAAAAAGCCAGTGTGACTAAAGTTACTCTTGAACTTTATAGTGATCTAACAGCTAGTGATGAATATACAGTTACATTTACGTTATCAGGAACAGGTGCAACACAGTTTAAAAAGAGCGGTTGGCCTACTAGTACCGATGCAATTACGTTAACTGCCGCAAGTGCAGCTAGCCCAATTATCATCGAATGTTGGAGACACGATCTAGATACTATCTATGTTCGCTATCTAGGTGAATTTGCATAATGCATCCATTTGAAGGTGATCTAAGTCAGCTCAAAGACAATGAGGTCGAGGCCAAATTGCTTGAGCTGAACAAAAAATACTTTACAGCAGCACATTTAGGCAATCGTGCCCTCTTGACACAGCTCGCAATTTTTGTTACAATATACAAAGAAGAGATGACTAAACGTTATCTCTCTAGGTCTAAAGGACAATTAGATAACGATCTGGATCAATTGATTAATGTGGACTAATACAGAAGAACAACTAATAGAAGGTATACTACGGCATGGTCCAGATATTCTGGAACACTGTCAAACTACCAACGACATCAGCAAGTATCTAAATCAAGTATCACGGGAGTATTTAGATTATCCAATCCCACCAACTACAGTAGATCCAACACATTGGTTTATTCCTGATGATTACTACCCTAATTTGGTAGAATTTCTTTATGGCAGTTGCGAGACTGACGAGCAGAGAGATCGAGTTAGTTTGGAATTAGATCTGTTTATTAAAAATGGTATGCATGATGTACTGTATGTTATGAAGTATATTGTTGATACACTCAGGGCCAATAATGTAGTTTGGGGCGTAGGTCGTGGATCGAGTGTTGCAAGTTACGTGCTCCACTTAATAGGGGTACATAAGGTAGACAGTATTAAATACAAGCTACCAATAGAAGAATTTTTTAAAGGAGATCAAAATGGGTAAATTATATACCAGCGTTAGAGGAAAAGAAATTGACATGGAAAAGTTGCAGTTGAAGCACGAAACTGAACCGGCTGTGGGTAATGCAAGAATGAATGCCAGAGGTGACGAACTAGGTGAAGGTGGTAAAATTGTTCGCACACGTGAACAGATCCTTGCAGATTACTACAAAGCTAATCCAAGGGCAGCTCAAGAAGATGTCCTAACTCGTAAAAAAGGTTAACTATGACATTTGCATTTAGTGCTAAGAAAGTTAAAGTTCGCGCATTGGCGCAAGATATCCTAGTAATCAATATGGATATGGGTGAACAAAAGTCTAGTGGCGGCATCATTGTTGGCAGTGATGACGGTAAAGCACACGGTGTTAAGCCTCGTTGGGCAGAAGTCTACAAAGTTGGTAATGCATGTGAACTCGATGTCAAGGTAGGCCAATGGGTATTAATCGAGCACGGTCGATGGACTCGTAAGATTAAGATTGATGACGGTGAAGGCGAAAAAGAATTCCAGAAGGTTGAAGTAGCATCGGTCATTGCTGTTGCTGATGAAAAACCAAGTGACTTTTATATCGGGCAAGAATACAGTCATGGTAGCAGCATGAATATTAATCCTGAAGACTTTATGCCTGGAAACTTATCTAAGATCGGGTAATAGGTTTCAAAAAGAGTTTGTTAGCAGATCCATCCTAAAGCCCGTGAGTATGCTAGTACAACACGGGCTTTGTCACCTTTATCGACCCAAAGAAATAATAGACAATGGTTGACAGAACTAGAAAAGAAGCGTATAATTAAAGCACTTGAACAATAAAGGTTTATATGAGTGTTGGTATCATCGGTTTTGGATATGTAGGTCAAGCTATTGGCTGGGCACATCGACATAGCGATCCCGTTACTAGAGATCCTAAACTAAAAGACTCTGCATCATTAGATCAGTTTACAGACTGCGATGGTATCTTTGTATGTGTACCTAGTCCAGCTGTAGATTCTACACTAGAAGACGGCCGGTGTGATACAAGTATTCTAGAACAGACTCTTAAAGAACTTTTGTTTGCAAACATCAACAAACAAATACCAATTATCTGCAAAACTACTGCACCTCCTAGTGTATATGCTCGATTACAAGAAGAATATCCTAACATAGTCTATTGCCCAGAATTTCTAACTGCGGCTAACAATGTTGCAGACTACTCTAATGCTGCATATTTTGTACTGGGCGGCAGGCACGAGTGGTGTGAAAAAGCTCGAGATATAATTCGAGAAGGAGTTCCACTTTCACATGACAAGTTTATTATCACCGATATTAAAACTGCATCACTATACAAATACATGATGAACAGTTACCTAGCAACCAAAGTGACATTTATGAATGACTTTAAACTGCTAGCCGATGCAGAAGGAGTTGATTGGCACGATCTTAAAACACTAACCACTTACGAAGCTCGGATTGGTAAGACGCATATGGATGTTCCTGGACCGGATGGTCAATATGGGTGGGGAGGCGGTTGCTTTCCCAAGGATGTAGCTGCTATAATAGCAGAAGCAATAGACAAAAGCGTAGACCTTGAGCTACTAGAAAGAATAGAAACAATTAACAAGAAACACCGGAGATTATGATGAATCCATTTAGAGACCAAGAAACATTTATGAAAGCCTGCGACCAAACAGTGGGCAGAGGCAATACTGATCAATTTAATTTGTATTTGAAACTAATTGAAGAAGAAGCAGAAGAATTAAATCAAGCAATCATTGCTAAAGATCGAGTAGAGATTCTTGATGCGCTAATTGATATTTTAGTTGTTACAATTGGTGCTATTCACAGTGCTGGCTTTGATGCTGAAGGTGCGTGGAAAGAAGTTATGAAAACTAACTTTGCTAAAATTGATAAAGAAACTGGCAAGGTTCGTAAGCGTGAAGATGGTAAAGTCCTTAAGCCACTAGGATGGATTGCTCCTGACCTAACAGCGTTCGTAAAATAATGCTGTATATATTTGGCGATAGTTTTTCTACACCTCATGAACACAAGAGCGAAGTAATTGGTCCTAACGGAATAGTAAGTTTCTTACCGTTAGAAAAAAACTGGACTAGTATCGTTAGTGAAGAATTAACTGGCTCTAGAAATCATGTAAATGAATCTGTGCTCGGATGTGCCAATGAGTATATTTTCCATACCCTAAGAAGTCGTGAACCGTCATTTAAAAGTGGTGACTATGTTATAGTACAGCTTACTTCACATTATAGAGAATGGTTTTTTGAAGATAAGCCGCATATGGGAAACTATATATCTACAAAATTCGAACCAGGCGTACATGCTTCAAAAGAAGTAACCGAAGCATTAGAAATGTATAAAAAATATTTATATTCTGATCATCGTCTTATAATACATTATATTGCAATGCGTGACGCA